TACTAATATCGACTATATTCCCGCTAGTAGGAAAAGTAGCACTTGTAAACTCGCAATCATTATAGTCGTCTGACGTTGAATTAAAAATTACGCTATCCCCATCAGAAGGTCTTGTTCCAGTAGTACCACCTAAAGCGTCAAGCCAATTGTCGCCATCATTAATATCAGGAGATTGTTCACCTTTCCAAAAATATACTGTCGGCATTTTTCCCCCTCACTTAACTTGTAAGCGAGCCGGATAATTCTCCACCTGTTGTTCCACTCACCTTTGTGGCTGTACCTTTAACATAAAAGGCAGTACCACCCTTCTCTACTATTACAGACAACGCATCTTCGGCTTGTTTTTCAAATGATGCTAATTGTTTATTGAATCTAATATCAGATGTACCTTGTTCCTTTTCCGGTACAACCGCAGGTATAGTATCTATAAGAACACGTAGGCAGTCTACACAAACAACAAGTTTGATAGCAGTTTCTATTTCTGCTGTTGTAGGTGCGTTTGAAGAATCTACACCGACATAGTTTGCTTTACGTGACCTTTTAGCAATTTGAGTATTTCTCATATTGACATATTCAATAATAGTACCGCTATTAAGACCTCTAGGTCTATTTAACAAATCACGAATACTATTAACGGTAATGTTTGTACTAAAAAGAGTATCGCCATCTTCTATTACTAAATCACCCATTACGAAAGCCATTTATTGTCACCCCTAGAATCGTGTTTCATAGTCCGATGGAACATCAATAACTATCATGTTATTTGAAGGTTCGCTTGTTCGACCTACTACTACGACTCTGCGAGTTTTAAGAATAACTTCTGTCATCTCGCTGTCGGGCAACCAATACAACGCTTTTCTTGGTGCATCTAATAATGATAAAGGGTGGTCTTTGTATCTAGCACCTGCATTTCTGTGCAATCTTACCATATAACCTATACCGGATTTCCAATACCTTAAACGGTGTTCTATATCGCTTGTTTCGCCGGATTCCGGTAATGGGATACCCTTTTCTTTCAAAGCAGAAGCCATAGCAGCCTTTGTTGGGCCACTAGGCTTCTTTTTTGCAGCAGCCTTCTTAGGGGCTGCCTTTTTTGTAGTCTTCTTAGTAGAAGTCTTTTTAGTTTCTTTAGGCATTTAACCACCGTCCGTATTTAAGCACGGACTCCGGTTAATTTAACTATTCTATGAGTTTTATCAGCACTTGCACCATCTTGGTGTTCGTGGATAACGCTACCCATGTATCCTGTTAATAGCCAATCATATCCTACGCCCGGTAATCTTGTCAATTCTGTCTCTTGGAATCCCGGTCCGTTGTATGTAAAGAACTCTGCTGTTTCTGCGCCCGGAACTAGCATAATTGCGTCGTTTCCGATTGCGTTACCGCTTCCGTAATCTCTTGTGTAGTAGATTCTTAGGTTAGCAATTCTAGCCAAGTGGTCGCCTAGTGACTCAACTACGTTTCCGTATAGTGTTGTGTTTAGGATAGCACTTCTCTTGTCAGCAGGTAATACTAGAGCAAGAGGTTCGTTACCGGATACCTTTGCGTTAGCAAAGATGTTATCCATAAGACCTAGTAAATCTCCTTCTTCATCTGCTGAACCGCTTCCGAATACTGCTGTTGCTGCGACTGAGTTGTCTGCACCTGCGTATAGTGTACTTAGGATGTGGTTGTCAATTGTATCTGCTCTTGCACGTACAATTCCCATTTGTTGTCTGTCGATGTTCTCGAAAGATTCACCACGTAGACGTACTGCATCTAGGAAAGTAACTCTACCTTGACCCTTCTCAAGTTTGGTACTGTAATTCTGTGTACCAATGTTTGTTGGGTCAGTTAGTGCCACATCATCCAATGGATATGTGAAAGAACCAATAACTCCTGTGTACCATGTAAATGATAACCAAGGAACGCTACGAACACCGACTAAATCGGTTGCGATAGCGATTGTGTTAGACTGCAATTGAATGAAGTCTCTTAATGTTTGCTCTAGGACTGAATCGCCCGGTGCGAAAGGTCCTACTGCTGCTTCAACGTTTAATATTTCTTCTAATGTACTGTTCATAATATCTATCTCCTTTTATTTCTCCATTTTAAGTCTAACACCAAACAGGTATTAAGTCTCCTGCTGCGATTGCAGTCTCATCTCCACAGTAATAACCAACTAGGGTTGCACTATTAGAGGAATCATCATCAACTGTTCCGTCTGTACCGGAAGTCTGTGCTAGGTATATAGGTAGTCCAAACTTAGGTGCAGCAATTGTACCTGCTGCAACAAGATAAACTAATCCGTCAAGAGGAAGTACAGCCAATGTTGCTGTTCCTGCCGCTTCTAATTCTCCATCTTCACCACGTGAAGATTCAGCAGCAGAATATCCGATAGGTGTATCGTCTACTGATGCTGTCTTTAGTAATCCGTCAGCGTGATATTTCACAAGGAATCCTTTACCTGCGAATGTCGCTTGTATGTCTTTGCAGTCTCTTGGGTCGTTTCCAGAATATTGTACCATTTTATCTCATCTCCTTTAGTTTGTCGTAGCGGTGAGCCTTCATTCGTGACTCATCTACTGCGAGTGTCTGATTCCAAGCGGAAGCCCATGCGTTCCATGCTTTTGCGTAAATGGCTTCGTCGTTAGCAACAACTTTGCCGTTAAGGTAGTTTTCAACTTTTGGAGAGTCGTCTGATGCTTTTACATCTTCAACTGTTTTTTCCATTGAAACTACGGGTGTCATCTCAACAGGAGTTGGCACAGGATGTGCTTCTTCCCAAGATGCGATAAGTGTTTCTAAAGTAGGTGTAGAAAGTTCATCGTGACCGGACATTCCTAATTCGGATGCTTTGTTCACTAAAGACATTCTTTCTTCTTCTGCTCTTGCGGCCACTTCTGCCTCAAACTCAGCAACACGGCTGTTAGCCAAAACTAACTCAGCCTGTATAGCCTCGATTTGTGCTTCATAATTTATTTCTGTATTTTCTTCTTCGGTCATACTTTTCACCGTTGGTTGATTATCGTCAGCAATTGAATGACCTATAAAGGTTTGCGATTCTTCACTTGCTATTGGTAATACTTCTTCTTTTTTCTTTCTAACCGCCCTTTCTACATTTGCTCTTTCGTATGCGGGCTTTTTGACTAATGCCAAATGGTCGAATGTAAAATCTTCACCAAAAACAAGACCGTTTTCCGAAGCGTCTACGGGAACACCGGAGCCGCCTATACTTACACCGTATCCTTCTTGCATCCATAAACCGTCATCAAAACTACCAAACATTTCTTGTCTAGTTACATGAGCAACATATCTTACTTCGTATCCATCTTCCGTTGTAAAGAAAGAAGCACCAACAATATAACCTACGTTGGCTTCTTCTAAACCACCGTCAGTATTTCTTGAAAATCCTGCACCGGTTTCATTGGCTTTAGGGTGTAATAATGTCAAATCACTATCTTTCATTTGTCTTACTACGGACATAGCACCTTCCGGTGTAAGCGACCATTTGTTTTTATTCATTCCTTCATGGAATGCTATACCACTTATTTCTATAATAGTATCTCCTGTCTCGGCAATAACAACCGCTTTAATATCATCAATGTCTAAATCTAGTGACACGGCTACCTTACGGCATTCTCCGTCAATCATCTTTTCACCGTAACCACATTCCATAGCATATTTCTTTTTCTTATCTTTGTCGTAATAACTTTCGACTTCGTGAGTTTCATGTGCTTCGTCTTGGTCGCTAAACTTATGACCTTCGTGTGCTTTCATACATTGTTCTTTAGAATAACCTGCTTCTTGACACCTAGACATATATTCGCCATGTGTTTCAGAATCTTTTGGTGTTGGTTCTGCTGCCTCTACTTCGTCAGCCTTACTTTTAATAGGAACGCAATTAGGTACTTTTCTACCGTTTTTCATTTTCATGCCGTATTGTTCGTAGCCCGATGTACAAGGGTCATCAGCATCTTTAGCCTCAACATCTTTATCATTACAACCGCAACCACATGGGCTACCATCTTCTGCTTCGACCTTTTTACCACCACGCCATTGTCTGCAAGACCAATAACGTGCCTTCCATTTAGGGCCGGGACTTTGGCAATTATGCCTAGACCTAAACGCTTTTCTTCTAGCGGGGTCATCTCTTTTGATTTCCATGTTAGGGTCGCCAAATCTTACAATGACTACATTACCGCTACCATTTTTAGTATAAACTCCGAACTTTTTAGGACCGCCCTTTGTACGGAAAGGCTTGTTAAGTGTAACACTACGGCCTTGATATTCTGCCGCAGTAACATCTTCTTCTTCATCCCATTCTTCGTATGCTACTACTTCACCACTACAACCGCATCCACACGACATGATATTGTTCAGTAAAGGAATGTCTTATTAAATTAATTACTGCATTCCCAACAATTACCTAGGCTACAAAAGCCACAAAAGTCTGAATTATTCATTTTTTCGCCTCTTTTGTTTTACCGTTAGTAATTTGATATGCTTCCATATCTAATGAATGTTGTTTCTGCATCTTTTCCATTTCTAGGTCATGTTTTAGTTTGTATTCTTCTAACATACGGGTATGTGTATCTACTGCTTCTGCGGCAGTAACGTCACTTGCTAATTGGTCCGGTAGAATGTTTATTTTTGCACCTTCTTTACCCTTAAATAAATCAAGTACGCTAGTTATGATAAGAAGTGCAGGACCACCTAAAAGACCGATAACTGTTAATTGGCTGTCGGTAATATCTCTAACCTCAACAATACTATAATAAGATGCAGTAGCAGCAATAATTACCCACGCTAAAACTACGCCTAATCCGAAAATAAGCATTAGTATTTCATTAGGATTACTTAGTTTTAGCCTTCCCATATCTTTCTCACCTCTTGTGTGTCTTATTAATCTTTCAATGTAAATGACTAAAACTACTATTGAAAACGCTATTGGTAAAAGAATCATCAATCCACCATATCCGAAGCACCATCTTGTGAGTTCTCACGTGGCAATTCTCCGTTTTGTCCGTTTGTTTGTGTGACTCTTTCTTCTCCATCCTTACCTATGGTTGGGAAGTTTAACAAGTCAAGACTTTGATTTAAGGTAAGAATACCCGAATTGTATCCCATAGTAACTCTTTGCATTACATTTAACGGTGTCTCACTATCCATAGCCTCAAACTTGATTGTAGGTAAATCTTGTTTGCGGTAACTTATGCCTAGAAGGTCTAAATGTGTCATAAACATTTTAGTTGTAGATTCTGCTAATATCCTGTGCATACGGGATATTGCTTGAACAGCCCAAAGGTTAGCGTTAAATGTCGCAGCAAAGGTAGAGCCCTTTTCTTGACCTGCTGCTACTCTTGGTACTTGTAGTACGGCTGCAATATCAGCATTAATCGTATCTAAGAAACCTGTATTATTAGGTACAGAATTACCTACATCAACGTGGTGTAACTCAACGTAGTGAGGTAGAACAGGTATTTGGTCGCCTCTTAGACCCTCAAACAAAGAAATAACTTCATCCATAATATATTGTAGTCTTTGTGCCTGTTCCGCAGGGTCTTGTATATGCTCAATAGCAGATTTGTCTATTGTGATAAATTGTTTTGTCATAGAATCTTCAAGACTGATTCTGTTATTCATACTATTGTATTTCATGCGTATTGGTTGTTTTAGGGAAGTAAATCTACTTGCTCCCCACACACCATAAGTCTTTCGACCTTTGTTATCAGTAAACCAATTACTTCGATAATCTATTCGTATGTGCATTATTTCACGTGCGGGTATAGCCCTTTCGTAAGATGTAGCCTCACGTACCATATATGTCGTTGGTGTAATTATTGGGTTATCTTCATCAGCAACGAAGTAAGAACCTAATCCACCTCTTTCATCGACAATTGTAATTTGTTTTACGGGTAAACTTTGTAGGTTTGTTACACCTATACCCTCTTTACCGACAATTTTGTTAATATCGTTACCGTAAACCATAAGATTACGCATAGCATTTATCATAATGTCATCAAAGTCAAGAGTATCTTCTACTAAATTGCGTATTGCCTCTCTTATCTGAGAGTTTTTACCTCTACTGTAATTTATTTCGTAGTTGTTAGCCGTAAGTGACACGGCACGAACCGCACCGTTTAATTCGGGGTCTAACTTTAACATATTGTCGAACAATTCAAACTCATTATCAAAGTTGCTATCTTTTCTTAGCCTCTCAGTATTTCTTACAATGTCGGGTACGCCCGCTACTGTGTTAAAAGTTTCATTAGCCAAACCCATTCTCTCTAGTATAGGGTTTTTTGGTTCGCTCTTTACTTTAGGTCTGAATATATTCCAC